CATAGTCGTCATTCTTAAATGTTTCTCTTAACTTTTCAAAGTTTCGGACATCGCATTCTACAGTGCATACTTTGCTTGCTCCGGAATCCAGTGCGATTTGAGTAAATGCGCCGATATTAGCTCCAAGATCTAAACAAACTGCTCCTTTATAGTCAACCTCAGGGATTAAATAATTAGCAATGCTCTCGGCAATCATAGTGTCATCAACACCTTCGGATGCTCCTAATATCTTAACATATTTCTTTTTAAGTCTGGTCCTTTCCAACTTAGAAATTGGAAACTCTGGAAGTTTAACTCTAGACATCTTACTTCTGTACTAATTTTGATACAATATTAACCAATTCGACATCAGGACAGTTTTCCTGAATGATTTGGTATTGTATTGGGTCATCTTCAAAAAACCTGGAAACAATAACACCTTCACCTTTTAAACGGTTAATTGTATGTGCCTTATGATGTCCAGAATGTCTTCTTGCCGCAACAGTATGGTTTCCACGCTCAGCAAGAGTCATTGGATTAAAATACACCTTGCATTTAATTCCTCTCTCTTTAAGGATTGCTCGAACCTCGTCCTGTTCATCGACGCATCTTCCGGTAATAATAAAATCGCTGATGGCTCTTGGGGTTATTCCAATTGAAATTACTCCGTCAAAATCATATCCGTAGATATCGATTGGTTTTTTTGTTTTAAAAATATTTAACATGCTTAAAGTTTTGATAAAAAAAGGGAGAGTTATTTCTCTCCCTTTAGGTTAATGTAATTGTTAGACTTATTTTGTTTTAGCAACTAACTGTTTTCTTGTAGAATCTGTTAGGCGTCTTGCAGCCAATTCAGTGCATTCATAAACAGCGTCAGCAAACATCATCTGGTCTGGTGGAGTTTTTTGTGTAAAAGCTGAAGGACCTCTTAAGGCTCCTACAACTCCTAATTCTCTTGCAACTCTTAAGTAGCGAACTGCGTCGATTACAACTCCTGCAGAGTTTGGAGAGTCTTGTACACTTAATTGAGCATCAAAAAGAACTGGTGCTCCACCGAATCCTGTAAGTTCTAAACGGAAGTTAGCAACTTTATTATCACCGTAGAATGCGATATACTCAGAAGGACCTGCGTGTAAGAATGAATCTTCAGTTGAAATTCCACGGATTTCGTTTTGTGCACGGATAACATTTTCTTTAGAAATCTTTTTAGATGCTAGACGAGATTTGTCTTCCATGTTTAAGAAATCTGTGTTACCTCCAACATTTCTTTGGATGTGGGCTTTTACATGATGTCCTCTTTCAAAGGCAAGTTCTTGTAACATTTGAGAAAGAATACTTGCTCCAAATTGAGAACGCATATCATCTCCAATAATTGGAATTCCAGCATCGATAAATCGCTGCTCCCAAGCTGGGTCAGATGCAATAAAAACTGGAATACAGTTTACTAGTGAGATTCCTGTTTCAAGGCAAATTTCAGCCCAGAATTCAGTTGTTTTTTGAGAACCTACTGGTAAGTAGTTAATCAATACTTCAACACCATGGTCTTTTAATTTAGCAATGATTGAATCCTTCCACTCGCGTGATTTTTTTGAGGTCCAATCAGTACGATTCATGTCTGTAGAGTTTCTTAAGGCCTCATCAACTAAGAAACGGTTTTGTTCTGGATAGTTATCCATAAGGGCTGCATAACCATCAATTACTGGAGCATCATAAACTGGAGCCTCAGATTTGATTACATCAACGATGTCCCATGCAGAGTTTGGTCTTTGTTTAAGTGCATATCCTAGCGTTTGATTAACTTTACGTTCATCAATTTCGAATCCACAAACAAATTCAATATTTTCTGCTTTGTAACCTCCAATATCGGACTTCATCATTCCGGTAATATCATTTGGATTCTCTGTGTAATATTGTACACCTTCAACTAATGATTTAGCGCAATTTCCAGTTCCAATAATTCCTACTTTAATTTTGTTCATTTTCTTAAAATTTAATTTATAATTTTTATACTTGTTTTATTTAAAAAGTTTCAAAAAAGAGTATTGATAGTCTTCTTTAGGACAACATTTTTTTCGGACGTCTCGAAATCATATTGGTAAAACTCTCTAGATAGGTGAACAGAACCTGGCTTTTCCATGTAGGTATCGGCAAAATATTGTGGGTCTGCTGAGTACCAGTGAATTGGCCATTCGATTACATTCATATTATATATAGCCGAGAGTTTGTCAACCTCTTCGTTAAATATTTCCATCAATTGAGTCCTTTCCCGCTGAGTTCCGATAAATGGAGTACCTTTATGGTACCCGGTTTTTGGAATTCTACGACCTTCAAATTCAATAGGCAATAATTTTACAATGGTATTCTTTTGAATTCCTAAAGATTTAAGGTGTTCAAAGTAATTCTTTACAAGTGATTTAACAGCTTCAACTGGTTTTTCTTGTCGACATAAGTGATGACGAACGTCGATGTTTCCAAAGTAAGTAATCAAGTGCTCAGTTCCTTCAGGAATATATGAGGCCATTCCTTCTTTTAAGACTCCAAATAGGGTTTTACCATCATTTCGACTAATATTTGAACCAGGATGGTACACTGAAACGGAATGAGAATCTCCTAACACAAATGTTTTAGAATCCAGTTTTAATTCAATAGTTTGTGTTTCAAGACTTCTTTTTGTAAGTGCTTCAGTATTAAGAGATGCCCATAGAGGTGAACATGATTTCATTCGACTTTGTGCGAATGCTCCAACATCTGGCATTTCTCGATTTAAACAATATATTGTTCCACCAAAATCTAAGAATCTTTTAATCCTTTCTGCTGGTTCGTCAGTGGCTCCACCAAATAGGTTATAAGACCCTTGAAATTCCATTGGAAGTGCTACTAACCAAACATCGTATTGGTGAATATCTTCTGACTTTGTAAGTACTTCAACATTCAATCCAAGAGACTTTAATTGATTAGCTAGGAGAAAGGCCCATGCACTTTTGTGGCTGGCCTTCTTTGAACTATAGGTAGTTACGACATCGTCAATTGCGATCTTCTTGCCCTTTAATGAATCTAAAACTGCGTAAATATTAACCATTGAATGCATCATCAATATCGTTCTTGTTTTCTTCAATATAGTTGTCTAATCCTTGAATATATGCAACTGCATCTAATAAGTTATCACGCTTGTGATTGTACGATTCTCTAGAGAATTTAAGTGCAACTAGCGCTTTAAACATGTGTTCACCTGTAACTTCAAGTCCGGTCATACCTTTAAAAATCATTGCAGCCCTGTCCATACCTTCTGAGAAAGGACCATAATTTCTGTCTGCTTCTTCGGAGCGGTTATTAACTATTCCGCTTGCTTCATCTAAAATATTCATAGTTTGTGTTTAAGTATTATATGTTATATATTGGTTTTGTTTTTTATGCACTTATTAAAGACCAGTTTCCATTTCAAACTGACGTTTTTCATGGTCATGCTCACTATAAACATTACAGTTTAAGTATGCACCAGATTTTGAATAGTCTCCAATATATGAAGTCGATGTACGAACTTCTGATGGGTTAATATTAAAACAAAAATCATACTCTTCTTGAGTCAAGTATGTTTGGTTATTCATAATTTGATTGTAACGTTCTTGGGTTGAAATTGAAGTCATAATATGTTTGTTTAAATTAGATATGTAAATATAATACAAAAAATCGACATAAAAAAATCCTGACTAAAAAAGTTATTAACAATTTTGTCAGGATTAAATTATTACGGGATCGTTTTTCGTGATTTTCTTCCCGGCGGAATAACCCTTTTTATAGTCTTCGGCTTTGATGTTCGCGAGCGTCTACTAAACTTCGACCCATCCTACTTATCACCTATTGAGGTGGTGCGACTGGTGATTCATTTTTTATCCTGGTTAAACTTCCATTTGCCTGTTATACTTGATGCAATCTCTGTAATACGTCTGGCTATCATAGCTGTGTTTGTACTTTTTGCTGTACCGATCCACCTGGTTCCAATGTTTGCGTAGTTTATAATTGCTTGTATCGTTTGCTGTAAGGAACCAATTTATTGTATATATCTTTAAACAACTGGAGCGTATCTCTCACTCAAAATTGTTTTATCCATGATTTGTTGTGGAGATTCTATATCTCCTCCAAGTAGGCTTGTCATAATCGCTGGAGAGAATCCTGAAATTAGGGCAGTTCCTTTAGCATCAAATGCAACTGGTACTCCTCCATTTCGGGATTGAATGTTCCAGTAAACAATTTGAGGTACTTTGTAACCTGCATCGGAATACATAGTTTCAATCATCTGCTGTGCAGTTGGATTCCATCCGCTTTCTATTCCATATCGTTTTGATGTTGCCATGTTAAACTCCATATCCGATAGGATTAGGATTTTGTTTGGCATTTTATCTTGCGATAATTTGTGCTTAGTGGCCTGATCTAGGATCAGTTTGAATGTAGCCTCAAGATCTGTTGACATTCCCCAATCAGAGTCTGACATCTGTGTGTAGCGATCATTCAGTGAGCCACTTAATACTTGTAACTGTGGTTTACTTGAGAATGTAATAAATGCATCTTTGAAAGGACCTTCATTTCTTTCAGAAATATAGAGACCTAATGAGATTGCAACATTCATACAAGTTACAGTTTTACTTCCACCCGCTGGAGTTGACATAGAACCTGAAACGTCTACTACTGGTAAAATCATATCATTTGCACCTTCCAAATAGTTTGGCAAGGCTTTCCATTGTTCGTTTGCTATTGCTGCATTTCCATGTTGTAATGATGTTATAACGTCATAAGGATAAACTGCACCTGCATTAATCTTAGCTTCACCTTTTACAAGAGAAGCAATATACGCTGAATAACTTTCGTATGCATTTTTACCAAATGCTTTTTGGTAACGTGCAGAAGCTACTGATGGTAATTTACCGAAATCGATAGAATTCCAATCTTTAGCACACATTTTAGTTTCAACTACACTTGTTAAACCTACAAGGGATTTTCTATATTGTTTTGGGGACATTCCAGTAAATTTACGTAACCCTTCGGCTACTGCACCTTTACGTGGCATCCATTTAGCACATAAACCATTTTCGTTGATTAATGCATCTGAAATTAGGGTGAATGCATCCTTTTCAAGATATGTTCCTGCTAAGGATAATAAATCATCCCAACGTCCATACTCTGAAATTAAGTGTAAGTTTGGTTTAAGTACCAAATCGTGGTTTTCTGCCAAATAAACTAAAATGTCTTTGAAAACTTGACGTTCTCCAGCTCCACCTCGAACATCTCTAGCCCAAAAAAGTAGTTTCATAGCGCGCTTTGGGTCTTCATTGAATGCTTTAGAGAAAGTAGCAATCAAACGTTGCTTGTCCTGTCCTCTCATAGCTCCAATGTTAAAGAAAAGGTCAACGCAAGCATTCAATGATGTCGAATTTGTCGCCATTCCATTTTCAGTTACTATATCCTCTTGTCTTAATGCGTCTATAAATTCCATTTTGTTTATTTTTAAGTTCTTAATTTATACTCGGTATCTTTGGTTTGTTTCAAAATAATTTGTTTTTTTAAAATTATTCTTAACCAATATAGATTTACAATCCATTCTAGTTCCTCTGCTTCAATATTGTCTTCGAGAGCAGTAATCATTATAAATGTGTCGATCATCTGTTTGGCTGATTCTAGTTGCTTCAGAGTAGTGCATGAATCAATTGTCTTATTTATTTTTTCAGTGGCCAAATTTGACCATCTTTCAAAATTGTCTGGTTTAAAAAAATATTGCATCATTGTTAAATTAAAAAAACCTCAGTAGTTATACTGAGGTTTAGAATATTGTTTCAATTTTTTATTAATATTCAAAAGGTGGTGTTTCATAGTCAGCTTTTTTAACAGCAAACCAATTTCTACCAACTTTGTAATACCACCAACCTCGATCAGAATCTACAACCGGGTACTCTCCTTTGATTGCATATTTTTTATATCCTCCTCTGCTAAAGTATTTAGTTACTGGAGTTCCTTCTGGCCAAGTTTTATCAGTAGATTGAGCATCGATTGATGTTCCATCAAATTTAGCTAAAACAACTTTAGCATTAAATCCGTCTTGTTGTTCTTCTTTTGCAAATTGGTTAACTGCACTTTCAACCCCTTCATTTAATGATTCTANTANTTTGCCATTNTTTTCAATTTCATGAATTGTTTCAGGCATAGCATTAATTCTTACTCCAATATCGCCGGACCACTTGTAATTTCGATTTTGTTTTAATGAAGTATGATTTGCAAATATTCCACCAGGTAAATTTGTAATGATAGTTCCTTTTGGCAAGATAACATTAACATAATCTCCTATTTTTGCATTTTTAACATCTTTCTTTAATTCGTACTTTTTATTATCTAATACAGTGATAGTTCTACCGCTATTTCCAGAAATTGTTTGTAAACTGGCTTCACCAATAAACTCTTCAAAAGATTTAAACTTCTTTAAGAGCTCTTTACGTCTCTTTTTTTCTTCCTCTTCCTCTTCTTTAGCATCTCCAGATCCCTTTGGAATGTCTCCAGAACCTATTGTTGTCGGTGAAGGTAAGGCAGTTGCTCCCATTCCTCCAATGCTATCAGGAGAAACCATCTCATCTAGTTCATGGTAACCATCATTAGCCTGTTTAATATAATTATAAGACTGTGAAATATGGTCCTGTAACCATCCTGGTAGGTC